TAATTAACTAGCGATTTTTGCAATTTTACAACTACTCAAGAGAGTAATTATTGTGATTAAAGAAAATATGGAAGCAAATTGCGGAAGACAACTAAGGCATGAACGGTTATTAAATATGCTTGAAAACTTACGTGGCGTGATAACACACCTTAATGATGTAAATTCACAACTAGGCGTGGAAAGATCAATAGTCAAAATTAAAGATCCTACAGGCGCACCGATGGCGGCACCTCAAACAGAAAAACCGGTGGGTAACCTTGTTAGTGTTTTAGAAATATTACCTGGGTTAGTGGACGCAGAAATTGACAAAATTCATATAGCAATAGATGAATTACGAGATAGTTTAATGTAACAATTCTAAGCCCCTTAATTGGGGTTTTTAGGTGCCAGAATAGTTATTTTAATATTTACCACCAGAGGATAAGACAATGAAAACGCAGGGGGGAAAGCCCTTAGAGTTAAAGTTATCAAGCCAAACCAGCAGGGAACCTGCAAAGGTGGTGAGTAACAAACAACTCCCGATGCCGCTTAATTGCGGCTTTTGGGTGAAAGTGTTTAACTAATCAAAAAACAGGAAGATAATAATGCAACAATCTAAATTAAGTTTATGTATCGGCACTAAGTTAGTTATGTCAGCGGCGATGTCATTAGGTGACTATAACAAATATCAGGGTTGGGACATCCCGAAAGATCAAGATTCAAGTGCTGAAGGTTTTCTAGTTGAATATCTTGATGGCGGAAAAGCTAATCATGCCGCTCACAAAGGTTATATTTCTTGGTCGCCTAAAGAGGTATTTGATAACTCTTACCAGGATGTTACCAAAGGCGTTTCATTTGGTGCCGCAATCATGTTGGCTAAACGTGGACATAAAGTGGCCCGTAAAGGCTGGAACGGTTCTGGTATTTATCTTGTCATAATGAAAGGCTACCCAGAAGGCGTCCCGGCAAATGCAGAAACAGCAGCAAGGCATGATATTAACCTTGGTGACATAGTTAAAATAAGACCTTACTGGGCCTTAAAGACAGCGCAAGACGACATTGCCATGTGGTCGCCTAGTGGCAGTGATTCGCTTGCCGATGATTGGGTTTTGGTCGAGTAACTTCATTCATTAAATTTAACAAGGTCGCTTGGTTAGGGCATTTATGAAAACTTTTAATTAACCGAGGTGAATAATGAAGATGCTAGTTCGCGGTCTTGAATGCCAAAAACGAGTCGAGCTACTTATCAGTTTAACCAGGATGAGCAGCGAGGCACAGAAACAGGCCATTATCGATCACTTGGTTAAGGGTCGCAGCGAAACCCAGGCCGCGCTCTTTAATGATGTCTCACAGTCGAATTTTAACCGGGCAATATCAAGGCTAAATGAGATAGCCGGCATCGTTGAGGAAATCAAAGCGATCGATTGGGAACATCTTAAAATCAGTTAAGTGATATAAATTAATATAAATAGGACGGAAAAATTATGAGTAAACTTTTAGATCAATTAAAGCATCATGAAGGATTGAGATTAAAACCCTACAAATGTACGGCTGGTAAACTAACAATTGGCTTCGGTCGAAATCTTGATGATCGCGGCATAACTAAATATGAAGCCGAGTTACTTTTATCTCATGATGTAGCGGAAATAACAGAGCAACTGAGTGCTGCTTTTGAATTTTGGCGACTATTGGACGAACCTCGCCGGGCGGTGCTAGTTAACATGGCACTCAACATGGGAGTTAATGGTTTATTGAAATTCAAAAAAACATTATCATTAATTGAGTCGGGCAATTATTCATCGGCATCAATCGAAATGATGGATAGCAAATGGGCAAGGCAAGTTCCAAATCGTGCGTTAGATTTAAGCGTTCAAATGGACTTAGGGGTATTCTCATGAGCTGGTTAACCGATATAGTAAGTGGTGTTATATCACCGGTAACAAACCACTTCACAAAAAAGAACGATAACAAAACTAAGATAAAGCTTCAGCAGATAGAACGCCTTAAGATCTCAGATGATGCGCTTGCTGAGTGGGAAAGTATTCAAGCTGAAAATGGTCGCCATAGTCTTAAAGATGAGTTTTGGACTATAATTTTATCTGTTCCATTAGTGATGTGCTTTATCCCTGATTATGTTCAGTACATCAAAGCCGGATTTATTGTATTGGAGGAAATGCCTGACTTTTATCAGTATTGGCTGGGTGTGGCAATATTGTCGTCATTCGGTGTAAGATTTATGAAGTAAACACATTAACAACTCAACATGAGGATAAGCACCATGATTGAAGAATATCGCCCGATAAAGGGTTTTGATAATTACGAAGTTTCCAATACTGGAAAAGTTAGAAATAAAAGGAGAAATAAAAATTTAGTTCCGCAATATGGCGAAAATGGCTATATGCACGTATCTCTTGGGAGGGGCAACAAGTTTTATGTTCATCGTTTGGCTGGTATGGCGTTCTGCAAAGGATATCAGGAAGGTTTGCACATAAACCATATCGATAAAGACAGAGCGAATAATCACGCTAATAATTTAGAGTGGGTTACTCGTCAGTACAACAACGAGTATTCTGTCTCTAAAAACTATACTTTTATTGATCCTTCTGGTGAAGTACGTGAGGTTTTTAACTTAGAAAAATTTTGCAGAAATAACAGGCTTAATAGCGGTCACATGAACTCAGTGCATTGCGGAAGGCGTAAGCAACACAAAGGCTGGGTTAAGTGCCTAGCTGCAATAGGTATAAAAGCGTTCAAAAGGTGATTAATTTAATAAACTAAGGAAAACAAATGCCTAACTTACAGGGTGCCATCTTCTTTATCGGGTTTATTCTGGTTTGTGGATGCTTGATGTGGCTGCATAACAACTCGAAGCAGCGCAAATAAGGACATGAGGAAGTAATAAAAATCCGGGCGTTCTACGCAAAACTTATTCGCGGAAACAACCCGGATGATAGTGATAGGCCGTATTAATCCAAATCAATCTGTTTTGCGGTAGATGTAATCACATAACCACCAGCGCCGGAGTTAATGCAGCCAGTGTATAAACCCTTAGTTATTGTTGGCGAACCTGACTCTTGAATAAGACCGTCTGAATAACTACCCGAGCAATGTGCAATAATAACCCTGACAACAGTACCATTAACGAAAATCATCGATGTCCCATTGCCTTCTAAACCGCTCACATGAAATATATCGCAATCAGTAAATCTGATTTGCCTGGTTGTTGTGCCTCTTATTGGAGCTTTAGCGGTAAGTACAGTATTAGTATCTTGAAAATCTATCTCTGCTGTTCCCTCATGCTCTGTTATGACGACATTAACATCATCAGAGCCGCCGTTAGTGCCATCATTTAGGAACTTAAATACTGAATTTTTAAGGCCAAGATTTAAATGAATATTGTTAGTCGGCCCTTCAGTATTCTCATTAAAGACAAACACATCGTTGTTAACTAATCTCAAATCTCCGTGAACGTTGTTGGCATCAATCTGACCTGTAGCAACAGCGTTTGATATCTGTACGTTGGTCATTTTAACGCCTAGATTACCCAATGAATTATGTCTTATAAGTAACGGTTTGCCGTTGAATGTTGAGCTACCCCCACCCCCATCGGTGATAATATCAATCTCGATGTTCTCTAATTCCATATCCATATCATCGAAAGTAGAGACGCCACTACCGTTTGACATATTAATACCTGAACCACCAGAATTAGTGCCATATATATCATGGGCTTTTGCGCGTTTACCCATCAATCTAAACGTATAAGCGTTGAAGCTTGTCAGGCTGACAGCGTCACCATCATATGTATAGTCACCTATAGAGCAATCAATATTCGTGTCTCCGCCGTCAACTTTTGCGCCTCCGTTAGTATTAAAGAAAGTATTAACACCCCTTCCGCCGTCTAAATGACAGTTTTTACAGAAAGAACTGATATCTATACCTAGCAAACCAGCGTTTTTAATATTAAGCCCTGAAGCATTACTGTTTAACATAGAGCGCATAACAACCGCGTGACCAATACAACCATCGACGCGAATATCCCAGATATTGACATTCTCACCTATTTGGCCAGCAAACGAGGTCTGCCCTAATCTAAACGGTTCATTCCTTATTTCGTTTACGGTCATGTCCGATATGTCAATATTAGTTGCGCGAGTCACACCAGTTTCACCACGTATGACCACGACTTGACCAATACCCTTAACCGTGTCTTTATCTATGCCGTTGATGTTCTTAAAACCGTGGATCTTGATGTCTTTCTTATCTTCAAATATACGAAATTGGGAATAACCTCCGTTATCAGTTCCTTTTGTCTTGTCTGCGAGTAGCTCGAATTCAGGTATTGCAGTTATTTCAATGCCACTTTGGACATCAATTACATAGTCAGTAAAAGGAGCCTCTGGCGTTAAGATATCAGCCATCGTCGACGCACCATTGATATCTATCAGTATTTTACCGCTGCCAATAGTTACTAATAATTCTTGTGCGCGCCTGACAAATGGCGCAGCATCAACGCCAGCAGCAGAGCCTAGCGTTGAGGTTTTAATTTCGTTATCAAATCTTAGAGTGTAACTGAGTGTTGCCGCACCGTTTGCTATGATATCTTTTTCGTTAGCCGTTCCAGTGCCTGAGATAACATCAAATAAAGCACTATTTCTCTCTTTTATTCTTATAACGTCATCAACTTTTAATGTGACAAATTCACCGCCTATTGTTTCACCTGTTTTAGCCTCTGCTACTGTGTCAAAATCATAAGTAACAAAACCACCAATAGTGGCGCCTGATGTTGCAGCAGTTAGAAACTCATCTATTACAACCCCGCCAAATATCTGTACATCATTTTTGTCTTTAAGTGTATTTTTATATTCACCTGTGATAAATATATCACCAAATACACCATTAGAATCAGCTATTACTGGGTTAGTGTTGGGCGTTGGAGTTGTAAGTTGATCGCTAAATGTGTCCTTTGGCGTAACACCATCAGGCTCGAAAAAGAAAAGTTTGGCACCTGAAGATGGTTTGATTCCAGATCCTACGTCAGCGAATGGCAAGATATAGCGTGAACTCATTATTTATTTTCCTTACTTTCTGCTGATTGGTTTATTAACTGAGTTAAAGCCCTTGCTGACGCTGGTGAATTCGGATCTAACTTTCTTAATTTATTTAATTGTGGTGCAAAACTGGTATCAAATAGCACATCAGTTAATGCGGCTACATTTCTATCAAATAAGGTGCGCTCACCAGTCTGCTGTAATGTATTTAAAGGTCTGAATATCATGTCACGTAAAACACCAGCAGTACCTCTAAGCCTGTCTAGAACTTCTCCGAATGGTGCTGTAGGTGAACCGGCCTGCCTGCCTGATGATGCCCGCTTTAATACGCTATCCAAGTAAACAAAGTTTTTCCGCTGCTCCGTATTCATTGCAGATAATAACGTTCTTCTTTGTTCTGGATTCCCAAATATTGCCCGGCGTAATTGCCCTGGTACATTTCCGACTAGTTCACCGGGGATATCTTCAGCTAAAGTTTCGATGCCACCGAATCTTCTTTGCAGTTCAGTTCTAAGCATATCATCCCATGCGCCGGGATCAGCTTTATCAATAATCTCTTTTGCATTTCTCACGACTGCGGGGTTAGAGTTTGGTGAAAATATTCTTCTGCTTATATTTTGTAGATCAACATCTTTAACTTTTGAAACTGCGCCTAAAATTGAGTTTTCTAAATCTGTAATTGGGCCAGATAGCCTAGCAAATTCCCTATTTGCTCCTAAAAATTCAGGGTTAACTTTACCTATCTGTTCCATGTATCTTTTCTCAGTTTCAACTAATAGTCTTTTTGCGTTCTTTTGTGCTGAGTTTAATATTAAGCCACCCATCTTTTCTATTTTTGCGTCAACAGTCCTTTTTGCGCTTTGCAATTGCTCCAAAGTTAACGGTTCAGTTATCGTTTCTTTGGTTCCTGTTTTAAAGACGGCGTCCGGCCCTAAAGCGCCTTTAGTTATGATTATAGTCTCTTTACCTTTTAATCTTTTTGCAAACGATCTTAAAGCAATAGCCGCCGGATCATCATTCACAAGACCTCTTAACTGACCGTTAACGAAATCTAACACAGGCTTTAAATTAACACTCTCATCGCGCTCTCTAGCTAGTCTGAATGCTTCTTTGTAAAGCGGCCTTACTGATTCTGTTCTTAATTGAACTGCATCAACAAGTGATTTTTGCGCTGCTGATCTGAATCTTGCCGCACCTGTAAATGTAACTTCTGGCCCGGCAATAGTGTTTAATAATTCGCTAGTAGCGTCAAACGCTTCTTTATTTTGCTTCTCAAGGGCTGTAGCGGCTCTCTTGGCTCCTGCATCTAATTGTGGTAGTAGTCGTTGCTTAAGTAACTCAGATGGCACCTGTGTTTGTTGTGCAGGGAATATACCTACTCTTTGACCTGTAACTTGTTCAATAGTTTCAACTGCCTCTTTTGCTGGCTCGACAACTTGCTGTGCAGCTTCACGTTCTGCTGTTTCAACACCTAATTGCCTTGCTTGTACAGATGCTTGCCTTGCTTGTCTGACTGCTTGAATTGCTGGTATAACTAATTCTCCAACGCCACCCAATGCTGTTGCTATTGCTATTTCACTTTGATCTAACTCACCGCCAAGTTGGCTTTGTATTGCTTCAATTCCTACTTGAGTTGCCCCGGCTCCTGCTGCTCCGGTTAAAGCTTTGGTAGTCAACCCAGTAACTAGCCCTGCTGTCCTAGCTGCTGGTGTAAACGCAGCAACTAAACCTAATCCTTGCAATACATCAATTGCAGAGAAATCTTCTTTGTTTACAATTGCTTTAACGCCTGTTTTATTATTCGCAACTATAACTTCGCCACCGGGAGAAAATTGAACGCCTATTGTGTCAGGAAAGTTGGTTTTCAATATATTGGCGAATTCTTCAGGGTTGGTTGTCGTTAATAATACTGGAGTTAATGCTGCTACTTTTAATCCGGATTCACCCGCTAATATTCCACTTGCTGTTACCTCGGGAAGTTGTTGTGCTGCTAAAGTCTCTCCGGGCTTTTCAGGAAATGGCGATAATGGAGGTTGTGGAGGTTGTGATACTGGTGCAGTTGGCTCAACTTGCTCGCCCGGTAGTGTCGGCCCTTCTAATGGCTGCCTAGCTAATTGCTGTTGCTTCAAAGATCTTAATTGTTCAAGTCTTTGCCTTGGGTTTGCCTGGGGTTGTTGAACCTGTGGCGGTGGTTGCGGTGTTATTTGACCTACTTGTTCTTGCTGGGCCTGTAAAGTTCTTAATTCATTTAGCCTTTTTCGTGGAGTTGCCATTATTGCCCACCAAATTGACGTTCAAGCTCTGCAAGTTCAGTTTGTTCCGCAGGAGTTAAATCGCCACCATTTTCAAATATTTGCGGGTTTTTAAATTGAACATCAAAAACGCCTTTAGTTTGTTTTCTTAAGTTCTCAAATGCACGCTTTCTACCTAATGCCTTTTGTTTTAAAACTCCAGGCTTGTCACCGACTTGAGGGAAAAACTTTTTATCTTCTTTATCGAATTCATCGGCACCTATCGCGGCTCCTGATTCTTTTCTTAATACCGCCGTAATAAAATCTTGCTTTGCTTGGGCGAATTGCTGCTGCTGGTCAGATAGAATAATATTTCCGCCAGGAACTGCGCCAAAAAAAGCTGCTTGAATTGATGTTTCGTCAAATTTTGGGTCTAAAATTAAAGCATCGATATTTTCATTTGCTGCTTTTACGCGATTAGCAAAACCAGCTGATGCTAACTGGCCCTCGCTCGCCTTAGCTAATATTTGTTGATCAGTTCGTTTTAATGATGGATCAGTAGCTGCTCTGTCATTAAGTACTTTAGCCCTAGCAAATCCCGCTGGACTATTTGGATCTATACCCTCCGCTGCGACTTTTTGCTGTAAAGAGCTTAATTTTTCTAGCGATGCTACTTCCGCAACAACTTTACCGCCAACGATTCTTTTTTGCCCCGGTGATAACGTGACCCCAGCTGGTGCTTGCGAGATCCCAGCTTGTTCGCCAACCCTTATTAATGCATCGGTGCCAGTGGCCAGTTCTTGAAATCTTTCAGCAACAACTAACTCTAAAGCCTTCTTGCTTTGTGTCATATCTCTGCCAAAACTTTCGCCCTGCTGTATTTCTTGCCTTAAAAACTCAGCCTTTTGATTATCTGGTGTTGCTTTTAATCCAATAGCGGTATTAACATTTCTAGTCAACATCGCCAATTCTTCTTGCCTGACATTGGTTTGTTGAGTTCCTAGTATGTTAGCTTGGGCCTGTTGTTGCTGAAGACCGCCAAGTTGTAATGCCTGCTGCTGTTGTTCTACTCCCAATCGCGCTGCCCGTTGTTGTATAGGACGTAATTGTTCCGCTTGACGAAATTGCAAGCCCCTCTGAAATGCCCCTGGGACATCTGCTACCAACCCATGAAATTGTCCGTCAGCCATGTTATATCCTATTATTTAAAACCGCTAGATGTTACAAAACCAGTAGTTGAGCCAGGTGGTGGAGGTGTTCTGCTAAATAACCCGCTTTGACCTGCTATCGTCGTTAATCCTGAAATCCCTTGTTGGATAGCTTGGTTTTGACCAAGTATTCCTGATGCTCTTGCTTGAGCGCTTTGCCCAAGCAAATTAGCCACATTAACGCCCGTTTGCTGGCCGAATTGCCCAGCCTGACTTGCTGCTGTCTGTCCTGCTCCTGAAAGTGCGGCTAATCTATTCTGGAACTCGCCCAACCTACCAGCTGCGCGACCCTCTGCCTGCTCTTGCAGTGCCGTTAGGACGTTACCACCAGTAAGTTGACCTCTGGCCGCGGCTGTTCTGGTGATTGCTTTTTCTTGCTGTTGCCGCAAAAATTGCTGACCTCTAGTTTCTTTGAATCGGTCAAAGAATTGAGATTCAGCTTCCTGACCAGCCAAACCTAAAGAGGCGAGTAACTCCTGCCTAGCAATATCACCCGCCTCAAATATAGGGCGCTGCAATCCGGTGGCTATATCAAATTGACGCCGTTGCTCTGCGACTCCAGCTTCGGCTCCTTCTTGCTGCGCGCCCGCTGCTTTTCCCGCTGCTTTCCCGCCAATAACGGAACTAACTAATGTTGCACCAGCAACAGCAACTAAACCCCAAGTCATGATAACCTCTCTTTTTCATTACTTAATAAACCATCGATCAATAGATCATCATATTTTTTAACAATGACCTCTTTCTCTATTTCATCTAAACCAGTCTTATCGGTTACATGGATTGTTTGCCAAATGCAATCTTCATGTATAATAACAACTTTCTGGACACCAGCTTTTGAAATAAATGTATATGGGGCGGTTATATGCTCATACCCTTCCGCCGTTATCACTGTGACCCTACCGGTCAGCAAAACATTAAAGTGCTCTGTGGCATGTATCTTTCCGATTATACGAGTACCTTTAGGCATGAGTATCTCACGCAAATAACAACCTTTGGTGAATCTATGAATAACTGAGCATTCCTGTTCCACCAGGTCACCAGCTTTTACTTGCTCAATGAGATAACTTGCAGCATCCTCTATAATTTTTCGGTTGCTTTTTATTTCATTATTTTTATTTTCTGTAAGTTTATTCATTGGTCAATTATGCCATATTTTAGTTAAAATTACATTAATCGTCATTTGTAATGCTACCGGATAGATGATGATTAACTGCATTGGCTGTATCTGCCTGGAATTTGATTGAATCTAGTGGGTTTATTTTTTGAGTATTTATTGAGGAAACAATCCACTTTTGGCCTACGCCAGCAGCTATTTTCCTTTTATCTATAATAAAATCTGTCGTGCCATCACTAATAAAAACGCTAATTTCGATTATATTTGCTGAAGCGTTAGTAAACACCAAAGCAGGAGCAAGAACATTACCGGCAGTGCCAGTGTAAATAGTCTGAATAGTAGTTGTGGATGTTTGCCCAAATGATATTGATTGTGGGGTTCTGGCCATTATGGACCCCACGCTACTTGTAGTTTAACTTGATTATTAATACCATCTCTGGTCTTAATTGACCGGCATGATGTCGTATAACCGGCCGCTTTTAAAGTCCCTTCGAGATCCATCAAAGAAACATTACTTTGGCCAGATTTTAGAATATCTGGAACGCCATCAGTGGTATCTAAATCCGCCTCCAAATCGATGATAACCTGATAAATAACATTCTTAGAGTCAGTTCTGTCATGTTCAATGGTAATTTTAGCATCAATGTCAGTCATAATTGATGCGGTTGTCACGTCATTAAAACTTACATTTTCATCACTTGCTGTTTTAGCCGTTGCTGCTGATTGTAAACTCATGGTAGATCCTCCTGCCAGGTGAATGTTTGTTGCATATCACCGCCAGCCCCGCTTGCTACAAAACCCGCCACCACAAAGGTTTGGCCCGGTAAAATAATTGTATCTTGATCAAATTCTTCATTTAATTTTAGTGTTTCACTTCCGTCAGGTGCTATTGTTAATGAGCCTATTTCCCTTCCTCCGGTAACCCCAACAGAATCAATTGCCGCTTCCATTACTGAATTGTCTTTATCAATATAAAAGAAGTCTACATCACCGGAAAAAACAGGATTTACTAAAAAAACAAAAAAAGTAGATTTGTTAGCCTGAGAGGAAACGGAGATTATTTGTGGGTAAACTTCAACCCGATTAACTTTGCCGCCAAAATGAATTCTATTTCTAAATGTCATTATATTAGTCAATGAAGACCCTACAGATAATTGATTGTTACTATCTGCTAATGGTGGGTTGTTTCTTCGGGATCTACCCTCTATAAATGCCCCCGCCTCATTTCCGGAACATGTTAAATTGATCGTATTACCAAGATTCTGAGCTAACCAACCTAATCGGAATGTAGGGTTTGTCACATTAGTTGTTGTACTTAGATTCGCCGCTTTGATTATGTGGACTAAAACTATTTCTCCAGTATTGTTATCTTCTAGATAAAATCTAACGGCTCCAAAACTTGAGCCAACTTCTATTTGATAGAAGTTTCCTTTTGTTGGATCTAAAATTTCAGTGGATGGACCAGTTAATCTAGTATCAACATTCCAATCAGATTGGGCGGTAAAATCTATAATTGCTGACACTCCGGCGTGTTCTTGTACCCATGCTGCCACCGCTGTAGCGCTAGAAAATGTGAATGAACCTTGTGCGCCCGCTAATAAAGACTGCGCTACTACTTGGTCATTATTCGATGTAAAACTATAATTAGATACTTGAGCTTCAAGGCTATTTGCTATTTCAAATGCATTATGCTGAACTGTGCCGGCTGTCAGTGGAACACTAAAAGGATTACCATCGATATTAATAGTTGCTGTTTCCGAACCGGCTGCTGGTGTAGTTATTGTTAATTCTTGTTCCTCACTTACGCCACCGTGAGCGTTAGCAATACCAAACACCGTTCCTAAAAATGCAAACACATAAGAGTTTTCACTCGTAATAAGCCCAGCCGCTTGCTGGCTATTAGCCACTCCGGTTGTAAATATGGCATCAAATCTAGCCATCATGCTTTGTCCTGGTCGAGCTCCGACTTGTCTTAGAGTTAATATACTAGCTAAACCATCTGAACCTGTTCCCGTTTGACAAGTAAATTTATCCTCAACAACTGTATTACTGCCAGAAGATGAGGCATCTAGCACCGTCAAAACTTGGTTTAATATATCGTACCTAGCGCTTATCTGTGTGATTGGCGTATTTTGCTCTGATTTGATCTCGCCAAATGCTGTCGTTGATAATTCTTGTTGTGGGTCAAAACTCATATGATTATCCAACTATCTAATTCAACAATGTAAAGAATATCCCATGTTGTGAAGTTGCGTCTTATAATTGCGACCAACTCATCATTTATTTTTTTTCCATTTGCGTCTATATCAACTCGTCCATTATTTGCATGAACTCTTACTAACTCTCTATCTTGAGGCGTTGCGTTTAATTTCACCGTTAATTTATCGGTAGCGACAATGATTTGATCACCAATAGTTGTAAGATCGACAGCAGTTACAACTACATCATCTTTTAATTGGTCTTTTGCGCTTTCTGTGAATATATCATCAAATTCCGTTAATCCGGCAAGCGCCCTGGCTATATCATCAAGTGACACGTTTGAGTTATCGGTAACGGCCTCAAAAAAACGAAACGCTCTTAGTGTAAATTCAAGTGTCGGTTTTCCCTTCCTATCAGTTCCTGATTCAAACCAATCCTCGGGCCGTCTTGGTACAATAATTTTATCAACCATTATTACCAAGTTCCGTTGTTGCAGCCATTGCTATTAAATTAGAAACAATGGGATCAGTTACTGTTAGCCTAATGATTCTTGACATTGGTATCCTGCCCTGCCTCTGCCAGACTGCCCTATGTTGAAATTCTCCTATTTTGCCAATAGAGCGTTTAAACTCACTGCTAAATTTCCTTGCACCATTATCTGAAAAATCCATTCTTGCAACAGGATCCGAACCTTGACCAGTTGTTAGACCGGTTCCAGATTCGAAGAATGCCTCAAACATACCCTCGAAAATTGTCTGCCCATTAATAAAAAATGGGGACGTTGCCATTTGTCTGAATATTACTGCGCCATATTCATCTAAAGTATCATTGTCAATAAATCCAATTCTGCCATCAACATCATCGCCAACCAATAACTTGCCATATGCATTAACTATCGAATTAGCTCGCCATGAGTCATCAGTGACGCCTGTCTGTAGCTCAAACCATACCTGAACACCAGATAGTACAGATGCAGTTCCATTGTAAACAAAAGTCTTGCTTGAAATTCTAGTTGAATTTAACGTAAAAATGGCGAATAACTGACCTTTAGATGAGTAAGTCATCGCAAATGCTTCGGATATTTCGTCTTCGGTAAATTTTTGAATAGCATTATCGATGGCATCGGTTGATATTTTCACAGCATTGGAGCTAGACGTTTGACGCCAGATTGATGTTTTCTCATTTAATCCACCACCAAGGTATAAATATGTGTTGTCAAATTTCACAGTGCCATATTTTGTATGAGCGCCTTTTTCAGTGAATGCACCAGGGATAATTGCTAATGGAAATCCAGCACCGCCGACTAACCGAAATATTTCCGTTGTCCGTTCGCCTAATACTGATAATTCATCGTGGTCTAATATCTGTGTAATTATTCTATCTGGATCACCCTCGGCACTGCCAAAATCCAATGCATCAAATATTAATGGTTGATTGAGATTTGAAACGAATAACTGTTTACCATCTGATGTAGTGAATACGAAAAATCCGCGATAAAAAACCACAGTATCGGATACTTGGAAATCAGGATCCGTTATTTGCGTTAAAGTCGTCCCATCAAATGTGAAAGAATCACCACCAGGAACCACGATAACGAGCTTTGTGCCATTATCAGCCATGAATACCCGTCTTGAACCGGTTATTGCCCCATGGTTAGTTACAACGCCTGTAGAAGATAAAGATACCAACGAATTACCCTGAACAAAGAACGGCACACCGGCCATCACCCAACCACCGCGACTTGATCCTAGTAAAGTGTCAGTGAATTGTTTAATTCCAGGTATTTGTATTAACGCGCGATTATTTAATGATTCATTTTGTGGAATAGTCGGGATCCAGTTAATGCAGCGCTGAGCCGCCAAGGGTAGACTCTCTGATTGATAAAAACCCAATGGGATTGGCAGTGGGATTAGAGCCATTAGAAATTCTCTTTTGAATTGCTAGGGAAAAACCTATCATCCTGTGAAAACCCAAAATCAGGGCATTCATTACCAGATCCAATTGGTAACGTATCAGGATATTGAACATCACCAATGAACGCTGTTGACGCCTCAAGCCTAGATAGTGAATCTCTTGCATTTCCAGCTAAACCAGTAGTGATTGTCTTTTGGAATGATGGGGCGCATCTTATCGCTAATGAAAACTTAATAGCAGCCCTTGCGTTTGAATCGATTTCAATAGTGTCATCACCGTTAAACACTTCATTAAATGCCGGTGTTAAACCAATATCAGCCCACTCAAGCAGCATATCATTCATGCGATTAAAAAAAATATTAAAGTCATCAGGCTCTAAAGTTATTTCCGCTGTCTTTACGCCAAGCTCTTCAGCAGCACCGTTAACTATTTGTCTCGCTGTTGTCATAATTACCCCGAATAGCTTTAATGGCTTTATTTTGAACCGTGGTTAGTTTTCCCTGTGTATTTATGTCTACGTTACAAACGTCAATAACGTATTGTTCAATTTCCTTTTTATCAGACATTCCTGTGATCGCCGCTTCGTGCCATTCGATGCTGCCAGGTTCGAAGGATTCCTTATCGCCATCAGCAGATAATCCACTATCATCATTTGCAAGCTTCCAGCCTGCCTGTTTTGCGTAATTATTTAGATTTTCAGTATTCTGAAGTGTTATTGGTAAGCCGGTAACTCTTACCCATTCTATAAATTCAGACATGTTAATTATCCAAATGAAAGGGGCCGAGACCCCTTTGTTGATTTATCGTGCAAATTAAGCGATAGCAGGCAATGTAGCGGTAAGCCCACCAAAACCGATCACGGCCCATCCACCCGCCAGGAACATCAGCTCAACAGCTTCGCCAGCAGTCGTGAAAGTGATAGTCGTATATCCAAGCCCATTCGCCGGGGTTAATACGCCACTCCCTCCATCAACTACATGAACGACAACCTTTCGTTGCCCGATGTAACCGTCTGCAAGAGTTAAAGCCTGTGCTGCGCCGTCAGATGTGAACTGAGTAACATCAGTAATAACGTCAACAGCGCCAGCACCAGTGATAGCCTGGATGTTTGTGTCCGTGGTAAGTATCAGGCCGGTAGAGTCGCGCGTTAGCGCTAAAAGACTTACACCATCAGATGCTTTCACGGCAATAAAATATTCAGAATCCAGACTAGATGATACACCGTCGAAATACCCAGAGGCTCTAACTGTTGCCATTGAATCGGAAGTTGTATAAGCAAACATCTTGCCCTTATCAAAGGCTTTCCCTTTGCCGCCCATTGCTTTTAGGCCTGTTGAATCAAACGCCATATTATTATCCTCATGATAGTAAGCCCCGTTTAGGCGGGGCTTATTGGTTTATGGTGCGCCGAAGCCTTGTCCGGCGAAGAACGGATTCATTACACCGTAAGCGGGACGGAAATCGAAACGAACCTTTTGCTGGTTCTCTAAGAATCCAACTCCTTTAGAGATTCGGAATTGCAATCCGTCTTCCGTGGTCGCAATAGTATCGGTAGAATGTAACTTCTTAATAGGCACTGAACCGATTGAAAAGGCTTGTTTATGCCAGAACAAGTTAGGCTGGATAATTGCATTTGCTGCGCCTGCAAAAGTCACAACGTCACCAGATAACGGGGATTGAGAAACAGTGTTAAAAGCACCTGCAGCCTCAAAGATAGCTGGACCCGTTACTGTTACGTTACCAGCTCCACCCGTTAGAGTCACAGTTTCCGTTACTGTACCTGTCCATACGATTGGTGCGCCTGTTTCATCTAGTATTAGTTTTCTAGTAGAAAGGTTTAATCTATTGATTGCCCCTGATGCCGCAGTAATAGTTACCGTTTCACCAGCGCCAATAACAGTAGAGCCAGCACCAACCGCCGTGACTGCTAACACTTGAGTCATCGTATCTTTAGCAGCTAAATAAGTTACCGTTGGAGTTCCTGACAAAGTGCCTGCGCGGTCTGCTTCTGCACCAATGGTGTAGTTAGCCAGAGTGGTCGCAGTCATTACCTTATCAAAGCCTGCAAAGTTTTCGGTGATTGTAGCTTTTCGGTGAGCTTCGGAAATCAAAGCACCAGCAACACCGCCGGCACCTAACGATCTTTGATTGGTCGATAAAGCGCGCTGCGTGAATGGATTCACTGTATAAAACCAAGGCATATCCGCTGGCACGCCGCTAGCTTGCAGAATAGCACCAGCTTGCGCTATGTCTTCCCACGTATCTGCTGCTTCTCCGACAGTGCCTGCAAGTAATGCTGTGTTCTTCATCATAAATTCGGCAAAATCAAGTTCTAAATCTGTTTTTATGCGAGTCGCCAATGGAGCTAAAAGTTGATCGAGTTGATCCATTTTAATAGCTTCGTCTGCTTCATCATAATCAACAAAAGTTGTGAAGTAGTCTTGGACTACTCCTGAAGCCTTGCCGGTGATAATATCTGATTTGGTTTCTCCTGACACATCGCCTTTAGGTGTACGAACTGAAACATAATCAGTTGGTCGCTTAAAATCTACGGTATCACCGGTGTCAGGGGAGAATTTACCTACTAAAAGTTGAGTATCTACGTTCTTCGATAGAACGCGGTCGCTCTCAAACTTTTCTAAAAATACCCTCGCTAATTTTCGGGTAAAGTTACTGTCAAATACGTTAGCCATGCTAAAAATTCCTTATTCGTATGTTGCGCCGGCCGGCCCTCGTTCTGCGCTCATCGCGCCACCACTGGAAAGTGGCTGTATAGGATCCGGTGCTGCACTAGGTTCGATGTTTTTGTTGGCGGTCATGGTGGAGTGCATTCTGCCTAGTTCCATCATCGCAGCTGCTGGAGTCATTCCAGCTAAAGCATCAGCCTGATCTAGATGATCAGCAAGATGATAAATCAACTCTAGCCCAATATCTGATTGCATTAACGCATCAGCAACGCCAGGAGGAAGATCAGGTATTAAACCTGCTTTTTCAAAAAAGTCTTCCTTGCCAAACTTGCTTACTCTCTGATTGAAATCATGGCTAGCTTGGCGTAATTTATCATCTGAGTCTGACTGCTTCTGCAGAGTGTTTTGCTTTGATAGCTCTTGTTGAACATGATATTGAATATTCGCCTTATTAAAGGCATCATCATCAAAATCGAAGTCATCAAGTACTGGTGCTTTAACCTGCTCATTGCTAGGTATTTTACTAAGCTTGTCCAGTTGAGCTTGTAAAGCGTCTGCTCTGCGCTTTTCTGCGTATTTATCCGCTGTTACTTTGTTGATTCTTTTTTGAAACCCGTCAGCAGGTTCACTGGTAGATTGGTCGTTATTAGAATCAACTTGGTTAGTCGTTGCTGAGTCGACTGATTGGTTTTCGCTTGCTGTTAAATTCTGAGCTTGATCATCGCCTTCGATTTTATAGCTAGGTTCCACCTGTGCAGCTTGGTTTTCTTGGTCTGCTTGGTCTGTCACGCGTAACACCTTTCGGTTAATTTTAGCCGCTCATTAAGGCTGAGCGTATGCCATTTGGTTAATTATACTAATTATTGGTGAGTTTGACAAATATGATTATCTAGGCATGAAAAAGCCGCTCGAATGGCGGCTGGTTTTGGTAGTTTCTATTCGTTAGTCATTTTCTATCTCCTTTTTAGCTTTAATGTCAAAGTCAAACATGCCAATAGAAAACTGCACACTGTCTTCACTGGTTTCTTTTAAGTGATCTTGAATTGCCTCATTAAGATCGTCGGCAATCTTTGAGAACACTTTCTTTCTGCCTTTTTCGTCTAAAAAGTTGTTAGTCATTTTTAACGCCCTCCATCAGCCTAACCAATTCAATAATCTGTTCCCCGGCGTAGTGAAGCTCAACTTTCCTAAAACTCATGGACCCGTCACCGTTATCTACAAAACCGCTAGGCCTTGTTCGCATGTGAACACCGAAGTGTTCAGCTAGTTGTATTATCTGCTCGTCGGTCATAATCATTCTCCAATTAAAAAGATATTAAGCTTCGGTCATATCCCGAACTATTTGAATTGAATGGCCGGACTTAATTAGCGGCTCATTAGCGATGAGTAAAAACTCACAACGCACTTGACCATTAGTTTCTAATTGCTGAATAATAACGCCATTAAGTTTGGCCTCTTTCAATACCTCTGCGCGCTTGTGTGTTAGGTCTGAGCTTTTATAAATCTTCATTTATTCCTCGCTATGTGAAATATTATAGTTTCCATTACGTCATGCATTTGGCTTTTATCTAATTCGAACCCAAGAAGCTTTAACCTATCTTTTATGTCATCATTAGCAACCTGACAACCAAGAGAAAACAAATCACCGTCGAATGAAGAATACTCTACAGGATGCTGCATTATCCTTGCTTGCTTAGTTACTTTGTAATCAATAATATTAAATACAGGCACATTATGCACAACTGAAAGAAGCACAGGCTCCTTAATCTCTTGAATCTCATAACCCTGAGCCTCTATAAAGGCCCTTAGTAGTTTTTCGCAGTTATTCATCCCAAGAACCTCAATAAATACGCAATAAATTCTGTTAAGTGAAACCCTAAACCAAAGGTTAACCCTAAAACACCGCCTACCTTAAACGCAGTCCAGTCACTTTTATTCATCATTATCACCTTAATTAAAATTATTTTTAATAGTGTGGCAAAATAAAAGACACGTGTCAAATGCCTTTGGTTAATTATACGTTTAAATCATCTTGGCCAATTGAGGTTGAAGGCTGCTCAACTGTAAGCCGTGGAGCGCCGTCTAGTTGTCCCGCTTGCTGTACTGCCGCATCTTCAATGATGCTAGCCGTCTGCTCTCGGTTCGGGCCTTCATCTAAAGCTTGCTGGCCCTCGATGATGATATCTTGCTGCTTAACTCTGATGTCATGGTCATCTTGAGTGAACGGGATGCCAGCCTCAATCTGTGCCTTATAAGCGTCGATTAATGTCTTATAACTATCAAGTGTTGCTTGTTGTGTTTTAATCGTCGTTTCGAGTGTCTTAGCATCCTGATTTTCGATATCAGAGATTAGCTTCTCTGTCTGAATTTGGATGTTCTCAGTGATGGCCGTTTGTTGTGGGTCAGGCTGTTGAGGTTGGTCAAGTCCGAGTTCTTTAATTTCGTCCTCGGTTGGCTCAACGATGCCCTGTGCAATCATCTGCTTTCTAACTCGCTTCACTAGCTCTTTCGATTCGAGTATTGGCAAGTCTTTAGCCACCAAATCCATTGCCAGCGCTTCAAACTGTGGCGATGTCGATATTAAGTCGATGATTTGTTGTGCTGATTCTTGGCGTATAGTTGCGAACGCTGGTCCTGTTTCTGTTACTACTCCATATTTACCAACCTTCAAATCGTTAACTAAAACAGTCTCGCCAGTCTGCCTGTCGGTTATTTCCTCATTAACTGTGTTGATATCTACTAATTCGGTTTCACCATCCTGCTGCATAATCCTAACTTGGCGTGCCGTGTCATAAATCCTTGGTATCAAATCAATAAGTATTTCACCAGTGTAATTTTGTGAGGCTTCGAGGTTGTCAGTATATATATACGAACCCCTGTCACCCAGTCGCTCTTGTGCCTGTATTGCCTTGCCTGATTTAAGCTCTGGATTGGCTCCCAATGATGGAGGCTGCATTCCTGTGACATGGTATATATCCATGCTGGCTTGCTGTGTCTGCTGAATAAGTGCGCTTTGAACTGCTGGCGCTCCGCCCCTTTGTGGTGGCCCCGGAGCGTTAGGATCCGGTGTGTAAAAAAGGAACGGAGAGTTTTTAGTATTAAAAGTTTCTAGCGCCGATATCTGCCCTTCTGACTGTTTACTTGTGAGCCATATCGGATCTTTGGGAGTTAGCGCCGTTGTTTCTACTGTTGTGCTGACTGTGTAGTTGTAAATTCTACTTGGATCTTTGGCGAATCTAACCACACCACGTATAAATTCTTTACCCTCAATATAATTAATATGCCCATAAACCGGGATCAATGGAATGAATTTACCGGCCCAAGGTTTCGGGTCTTCAAGTATTCCACCGCCGTCCATCTTTGTCATTTGAACTTTGAAGGATTTAACCTCTCTTTGCTTAACTATTTTGATGCCTTTTTCGGCTAATTCATCAAGAACTGGTTTTTCTTCGTCTATGTCAAGGATACGGCCATCAGTCATTAAAGCTATATTCTTAGTTACCTCTATTTTTTCCCAGTACTCAGCGACTCGCACGACATCATCCTTAAACCATGTGCTACAACCACGGCGCGAGCGTTGGTCTTGACTCCAGTTTACGATAGGTTTATTAGGCCACTTTTCTTCCCTTTCTTCCCTGGACATGTCAAATGTAACAAATGCCCACATAGCATCGCTTTTGGTGTATTCCTCTGCGCTTGGATCAAACCATAAAGAGGTTGCAGCACCTCTAATCCATTTAATCTTAATATCCTGAACAAATGGATCATCGTCCGAGAATACCGTTAATATGCGCCATCCACCATAACCGCCGTTGTATACCTCATTAATTGCATTGGTGTATATTCTTTTGGCTTTGCTTGCTCCTTCGATATTTCTGATAATTCCGGTCATTGTTTTAGCTACAGATTCAGTAGAACCTCCCGAAACTGGGCGGATCTTAATGTTGGTGCTGTTTTGGCGCTGATCACCATCTAGTTGATCTATCGCACCAGCAACCCGGTTAATGGTATACCGTGGTCTATTGGCGCGTTTTCTTGTAGCGTCCTCATCCCATTGACCATCCTCAGCCTGAGCAAATCTAGTATCCTCCACGGATAACAACCGTTGATCACGTTCTTTATCTTCGACTCGACCAAACCGTTTCATTGCTTTAAGATGGATATCTTTTTCGTTTTTATGTTCCATTATTTACCATTCCGAATCAAAGTTAAGTTCTTGATGCTTGTCGCCATCTAATTCGCCGCTTTTATTGGTCTGCCCAAACTGCCTAAACGCATCCGCGCATTCAGAATGTATGTCGTGAACCGGAGAATCAGTGAACCTTGCCGTCATGTTATTCCAGCGCTTCCTGTATGAATCTAGGTGGATTATACCATCTTTGCAATTTTTTTCATCAAACCAGCATGTTGATAGAGAATCCCTTGTCGCTTGTATGCCGTGGGATATATCGCTTACCCTTGGCACTATCTCTATATCGTTAAGCCCTAGGTTGGTAAGTGAGTCTACAGCAGATAAGTTAGCAGCTTCGCCTTGTCTCATGTGATTACCATCATGAGGTAGCCAGTGAGTGCCCCACACATAGCCAAGTTTATTCATTTCTAAAACGTAGTAACTATAAGGTTCGCCCCAACCTTCAATATAGCCGATAAAGTTATCCATCTGCCCTATGCGTTGATGAAGCCAGATTCCTGTACCGTCACCGTTACCGATATCCCAAAAGGTATTGACAGGATAACCAGGCCGATAAGCAACGCTTGTGATCCTGCCCTCTTTGCGCACCTTTGTCATTTGCACAGTGTAATAACATCCCTCTTGTGACTTCTGAAACGCTTCCTTGGGTGTGCTTGGGTATTCCTGCCACATCTTTTCTTCTTCACCAGAGAACTCTGAATCTCTGGTCATTACCCACCAGGCGCGCTGCTCAATACTGACAGTGCATTTAGCCTCGCCTTCTATTTTGTCAAAGTACTGGTGATCTTTAGATGTGATAACAACATCATCAGGATTGGTTGTGTATTTGCCTTCGCCATGCCAAGGGTAAAAATGAAACTTATAATCTTTTGGGTTTAACTTCTTGCCGGAGTGCATTAAAGCTTCAGCTCTTTTTGATATTTTATAGAAATGTCCGTCTTGACCTTCGGCTGTCGACTCAATAAATACCATGCCATTAGTCGGAACTGCCGGGATTGATCCGGTTATGACTTCATCAGCTCTTTCTGGAAACTTGGCGCATATCTTGCCAAATTCTGAGATGTGTAAATATTGGAGTGTTCCAGACCTAGCCGATGTCGCCACCCTGATTGAGCTGTTGTTATGTGCAAATAGTAACTCGCTTGCACTGTCCCTAGCTAATGGCATAGCGGCCATTAATGATGGAGGCAGGTTATTATAAGCAAAACACACTTTATCCCTGAATATGTTCTTGGCAACGTCCTCGCTTTGAGCTATTACCGCCGCCCTAACGTTCGCCTTAAACAAGCAGCAATCAAGAAAGAATATTTCGATTAACGTAGTAAACCCTAATTGACGGGCTTTTAATATATCGTTGCGAGTATGTAGGTTTGCCAGTAAATCTAACTGGGTGGCATTCGGTATAAATGGGGCAACTAGAGACTCCTCTCCATCATCACCCTTTATCATTATCTTATAAAGCTGACCACTAGTTAATCGCCACCAAGGATCAGCTAGGCATTCTTTAAACTCAGCTTCGTCTTTAGGTATTCTGGTATCCCTTGCTCGAACAGTCCTAATCATTCGACGGGCCAAGTGTATTCCCCGATATTTCTCTGATAACTTCAGTTAGAGGATTAAGGATATCTCCGTCCACCACCTTTTTATCTGCAAGCCCCAAATCCCTTGCTATGATGTTGGCATTTAACAGCCCCGCGCTGGCACCTTCAAACTTTTGAACCTCGATAATATCTTTGATATCCCTTATGACTTTAGAAAAATCTTTCCCTTGCTTTTTTTCTAAATCTAAAGCTTCTTCGAAATGATTGAAATAAACAGAGTTAACACCGAGGAAAATACACATCCCTTTCATGGTCATGGCTCGCATTAACGCTTCAGGTTTATCTGATACTACCCCTTGATAGACAATAGCCTTTCCTAGTGGGTTATCTTCTACCCACTGAAAGTATTCACAGGAAGCATTCCATAGCTGTTTGGGCGAACTAAATATTTTACTCCGCCCATGGTTTGCTCTTGCTTTCCAGAATTGATTACCTTTAGGCGCGCCCATTACGGTAACACCCTAAATTTAACAAAATCAGTTTGCTCAATATTAGATGCGGAAAACTCTAATTTAGCTTTCTTCTTCCATCGCCCTACGTAATCTAGATCATCAACAATGGTCGTGTATTCGATATATTCGTTAGCCTTGAACGTCTCAACATCAGTAACAACTTGGACGTTTGGAATGGTAACCCCTGTTGTGATTTCTTTTGTTTCCCCAGCTTCAGGCTGCAGGATTAACGCCGGCGTTGATAAGCTAATATCCTTACCCACGTTAACCCGGATAATCTGCCCTATCTCGTTGAAGTTTAGGTTTGCCATTTATTTGGCCTTTTTATGTGACGATTTCTTTTTGTTTCTCACTCTAGGTTTAGGCTTAGTGATACGCTTTGCTCTTTCTTTTTTTGTATGGCTTGGAATGTGACTATCCTCCTAGACGTGATTACGTCTTTCGTTAGTGTGAATTCTACTTACGTTTGATTGATTTATATTATAACAAATCGCTATCTCTGCTTGGCTATAAATCTCAGTAGACAGCAGAATTCTTATTTCATGGACCTCTTCAATTGTTAGTTTTACTTTTAATCTATCTTTTTCTGCCGCGTCGATCATGTTGTCTGATTGAGTGCCTAGCCATAAATGATCTGGATTGACACACATTCTATTATCACAAGTATGACATACAAATTTATCTGATGGTATTTCACCTTTGTGCAATCTATAACTTAATCTATGTGCGTAATTTTCTATACCGCGCACCGTAGCATAACCAGACCAATGCGGATTAGCTTGCCATATCCAGCACCCTTCTATCACCTTAGAGTTATTGCGAATATATTCCTTATTCCTTGTTACGATCTTTGGCATGATTATTCCTCCGGTAAAATTAAATTATATCACATTACCATTTTCAACATCGATAACCTGAATCTTGCCACCGAAATAACGCTATACCCACGTAAAACAAGCGTCCGGGTCTTTCTTGAACCGCTTCGATTTTATTGTTTTACGTCCGGTTAATATGGCTTTTGACAGTCGATGCCTGCCGTCAATTATGAACCCGTCTTCGTTTAACAATATAGGGTAGCTTAGATCGGCATCTTGAACTAATTTTACGTGTTCCAAAAATGACCGAAGCGATGCATTGCACGGAGATTTATACCCTATATACATATCAACTATTGGTAACTCTTTTACTTCGATATCCCGCGCCAGGGTCACTGCGGCATGTATGTTGTACTGCTTATCGAAAACAGTTATCGCCTGATCATCATTGAAGTCCCACGGTTTTTCTATTTTTATTTTTGTCATTATTTATTCCTCTTTATTGTTTGAATGAATAGTTAATAACTCGAGCAGTTCTATGCAAATCATTATCAAGATAAGCAATACCACCATGATTCCTAACTAGCCCCGCAACGGCCTTTAGGCTTTTGAGCTGCCCATCGTTAAAACCTTTCGGAATAACATGGAATATCGTCACTTTGCCACTAGTCATGGCAGACTCAACCACCTCGGCGATAGAATAAACCCACATCATTTCTTTTGTAATGACATATAAGTGAATATCACAAAAAATTTCTTTTTCGTTGTTTTCTATTTCGATACATTCGGGCGTCCAGTCATCAACTGCCGGGTTAAAATAATCGACCTGGATTAAGTTGATCAACTCTTCTCGCCAAGTTGTTTCGGCACAAGTTCCACCTAAAAATATTTTACTCATACTATTCTCCAATTTTTATACTATTTTGAAATTTACATATTAAATTGATTCATACCATTGTGAGTTAAAATCCATTATTGCCAAATACGGCGAATTTCCAAATCCAGCAATACCAAGTTGTAAATCCTTACCGTATAAAACGCACCACTGATTACCGTCTTTTTTCAATTCAGGTTTTAACATTGCAAATAGATTAAATTCGCTTTGTTCTTGTGCGTTTTGGCTGTTTATTGATGATGCCTCGTTATCGTGATAGTTACGCTCAATCATTTTGTTATCCTTTTATTTTAATTTACGCCAATGTAAAAGCTCGACCGCTATCGATCCCAAGAGGAAGCATACCAGTCCGAATATTGCGGCATATTGATAACACTCCTGCGGCATTACTTACCCACCCACTTAAATCCGTTAGCTTCCATGTATTCAACAACGAACTCAGCACCAACTTGCGTGTCATCATTAACAAGGTGGTCATTATTAGCACCGCGTAGCTGCATATTCGTTTCCATTTCTACAAACATTGCATCAATCGCCTTTTCTTCGTCGCTTCTGGTGTCGATTGGTTTGAAGTCACTTCCAGGTGTTGCGGCGTCTAAATCACCAGCCTTTTTACCATCTAAAACCTCAAAAACTAAACTTCCATTAGTCTTAACGCCTATCACTAAGAATGTCGTTTTCTCTCCGAAATAAGAATCAAGACTGAACTCGCTACCAAGCTGCGGGGGAACTTTTGCATCAGCCATCGCCTGAGTAAACACCGGCTTATCATCAGCCTTGGCGTAACATTCAGGTTTTGGTGTTGCTTCTAATTTGTGATGCGGGAATTCTGCCATGGGCAACACTCCAAGAGTAAGCGATTCTGTCGGGCATTCTTTGGCCAAATATTGATCTGGATCGTGAATTGGCTTTTTCATGGTGGTTTCCTTTTCGTAAATCTCGTGGAGGGCGTCGAAGTTTGGTCGATAACATACAAGATGAGATGGCGGAGCAGTCCAATTAGTATCTTGTGCCAATCTTATATGCGTTGATGCGTCAGAATAAGTGACATCAACAACCACATTATCAGCAACAGGCTGAACGCCGGTGTTTGGGCGGTCGGCGAATGCGATTAAATATAAAGGCAGCATTTCACCTTCGTTAGCAAACATGTCACCAAACGCCAATTCAATCCCTTTAGCTTTTAACCAGTGTACTGGTATCTTTTTAACTGGCTGTGCGTATTGAGTGGCACCGTTAGTTGTCCAGTGTTCTTTTGTTTCGTTGTGTGGGCGGGATAGCTCGATTAATTCATAAGATGGGGAATTATAGATTACCTCCCATGAGAAACTGGTTAGCTCTGATAGAAGTTCAAAACTTGGATCCGCTATATTTTTATAGAACTGATGCCCAGTAGAGCCAGCTAAACACATCGCAACGTGCGTCGCTCTTTTCGTGTTATCTAATGTAAATGTCATTTCGGTTTCCTTTTGTGATGCTGGTGACGTGCGCCCAGTAATAATACCGTGAGATTTTACTAATTTTACTATCCGAGGATCATTAAAGCCTAACTCATAGCGAATGTTTTGCCATTGTTGGCGAGTGTAGCAGTCATTCTGTGTTAGGTTGCTCACTTATCTTCCTTAATGAAAAAATTAAGGATATATCCGAAAATACCAGACACAGTTAGTATATGCTCACCATCTAATTGGAGGTTATGTCTTTTACATATACTATCAGCATTACCCCAATCTGTAGCGTAGATGTGCGTACCATACCACTTGCCGTTGTTATAATAACGAACTAAGAATTTAATCATTTCAGATCGCTCTCTGTTAGTTTGAAGTGCTTGGCGCCTGCAATAAAATCTTCGCGACTGAGATCAAAAACATCACCACTGATATCACACATTAATTCAATGCAGTCATCATCAGCTGCGATTACCACTATTGATTCATCCGACCAATCATGACTGCCAATATCAAACTCTTTGCGCGGGATTGATTTATTATGGCTGAATGCATAATGAACTCGACTCAATATGACCGCATCAACATCCCATCCAATGACTTTAGCCTTTCCAGACTCGTTATTGAACCAGACGATCAAGCCTTTTGAATTTATAAATGTCGAATTAGCCCAATCAGGCGCGTCATCAATCTCTTGCTGTGTTAGGTCTCTCATTTGATTCCCTTGTTAATCTTTGTTTTACGTTGCGAATTTCGATAAATAAATTAATCCAACAATTACAATAACGCCAAATTCAATTATGTAAAAAGGACGTTCTATTCTGTGATAATCATCCATGCGTTTTGGGGCTTTCATTACCCTCTCCTTGAAAGTTTTCTTTGTAAATGGCTTTAGGACTACCAGGTAGATAAGACTTATCCTTAGACTTAAATATTCTTAGCGCCGCCTTTACCTGTGCTTTGGTTATTTTCATATTACTCACCGTTAGCAAGCATTAAGATAAATTCCTTATATTTAAACCATGTATCAGCAGATTTCTCATCATCAATTTCAATAAGTTTTTTTCTTGATATTTTTGTCCACTGCTTAATTGTATGTTGTTGGCAACCGATAGCTATGTGATTATCTGTGATAGACACATGATAATGAATTGAAGATATAGTAACCACCTTTCTTGTTGACCGAGCATCACCGTACACCTGTGCATCACCGGACACCCGAGCATCACCGTACACCCGAGCATCACCGTACACCCGAGCATCACCGGACACCCGAGCGCCACCGTACACCTGTGCATCACCGTACACCCAAGCATCACCGTACACCTGTGCATCACCGTACACCCGAGCATCACCGGACACCCGAGCATCACCGGACACCCGAGCGCCACCGTACACCTGTGCATCACCGGACACCTGTGCATCACCGTACACCCGAGCATCACCGTACACCCGAGCATCACCGGACACCTGTGCATCACCGGACACCCAAGCATCACCGTACACCCGAGCATCACCGGACACCCAAGCATCACCGTACACCCGAGCATCACCGGACACCCGAGCATCACCGGACACCCGAGCATCACCGTACACCTGTGCATCACCGGACACCCGAGCATCACCGTACACCTGTGCATCACCGTACACCCAAGCATCACCGTACTGAATAAGATTATTATCTAATTCGATCCACCCGCCTTTATCACCAACAGAAACAAAAGAAAACGCCGTAATACAAACTATCTGCTTTAGAGTTCTACCAAAAATTATCTTTTCTTTACCTGTGAATTCATATTTTTTATTTTTCATGACTTTCTCCTTGTTAGTTCCATTTACTTTAACGCTTAAATCAGATTAAACATATCCGACCAGTTAATTTTAAGGCAATAAAAAACCAGCGGTTAAGCTGGTTGATTACCATGGTAGATTTATCTTCTCGATAATACCCGCGCCTGGGGTTGCCAAATCCCTAGATGGTCAACACCTCCTTAGTCGAAGATGATTGGGTAGCGTGCCCGTGCCGTCTAATTCTTAATCCTCGCCAGTTCGTGAAATTCCCTAACAAATCGGCGTTCGTTTAATAGCCTCTGATGATCTTTATTCAGTTTGTCGAGTGTGATTGCCTTTTCGCCGTTACTCATAAACATTAGCTTCATCCCTTCGACCAATAAAGCTGTACCAATAACCATTGATAGCAATCCCAATATGATATTAATCATAACTTAACCCTTATTCGATTTAACTATTAATTCGGATTTTTGTTTCTTCCTGTCTCTCGCTTTATATACCATGGATTGAATTCGCTCTAAAACTAAAACAATACCCGCTATCATGGATATTGCTAGCCCGTAATCAGTCATTGCCCACGTTGCTACGTCCATTGTGGTAATGGGTATAACTTCAGCCGCCTGTGCTGTTGTAATGCTTGTAGTGGTAGCTATCGAACCAAGTAATATTTTATCCGCTAACGTCTTAGTCATCTCGCTTAGTTCCTCCTTGATTATTTCGACTATTGCTTGCGCTGGCATCTTTGTGTCTCTTTATTATCTTGCCAGCTATCATCGTCACTGCAAATATAAATATTATTAAAAATACTAGGCCAACATAAATCATCGAATTTGCTCAATAGTTTTTGTCTAGTAAAGGCGGTTAAAAATAGAAGTACTGTTATTGTTATATTGATGTATTGGTATGATAATTCAAAAAAGGCGAAGGCGTCAGAGTTCTTATTTATAATTCCGTATTCCCTTATAAACACAATCATACAAAAAGCCCCGCCAAATATCATAGCCGCCCTTAACAGTAAAGCCATCCATCTAGCTTTGATGTAATTTATCCCACTGCATAATATGTATGAGATAAATAAAAGCTCAACAAGGATATAAGTTGAAATAGCTTGCCAGGTGTCAAATTCATAAGACGCATCTACAGCGAATAGCGCAACTAAGTATGCACAGGTCGTAATCGGGGCTCTAAGATGTATTTTACTCACTTGGGAGTCCTCTTATTTGTTGAGCGTTTAACCTTCGATTTAGATGGTGTATTTTTCTTTCTCTTAACCGGTGCGCGTTTTGCTTTAAATACACTACCCATGATATTCCTTAAATTTTTAATTAACTAATCATAACATATAAACCAATCCCAACAAAAACACCACCGCCAGGGCAAAGCAAAATAGATTCTCTTTGTATGAGAGATCATCTTTTACTGGCCGGTGTGGCATGTTATAAGATCAACTCTGTGACATCATCGATTGATGTTATTAACGCGTATTCTCCCTGCCATTCTTTTTTAAATTTAATCTCGCCTTGTGATAGCCTTTGTTGACTTGGAGGTTTTGATCCGTCTTTTATCTCGACAGCAATTGTCCGTCCGTTTTTACTGACAATGATGTCGCAGCAGTTCTTTAGTTGGCTAATTATCAATACGTACCAACCTAGATCTCGAAACGCTTTAACTATCTCAGGTTGGTTAGTATCAACCCTGGCCGCCCGTCTAAAGCTCATTTCCCGGTATCCATTATTGCATCGATTACATCCTGCCCGAATGGCAAGTCATAGCCAAAACTTACCATTGAATCGATCATCTCCTTGAACAGCTCAGATTGAAGGCCGAAATGTGCGGTGAAATTGTGGCGGCGATGCGTCACGTTATACACGCTATTACTGTGAGGATCGTGAAATTCTGCGGGTAATGGCAAAACGAAAAAGCCCCCGATATGCACCTTGTTGTGTTTGCCCTTTCTGCCAATTACATGATGGTGTTGATTCCTGTAGCAGTCATTTAAGGTCTCATTACTGTAGCCGATGCTTTGATACCAATCAGCTATAATTCCATGCCATCTCGTTTCCAATGCGTTAGCCATTGTCATGTACCTCAATAATCGCCAATAGAACGGCGTGGGGTATTTCTTGTTTATTTTCAAATTTAATCTCACAACGGGTAAATTCCCCATCCTCACCATTACCTGTAACAAAGCAATAACCAACATGATGGTCAATGTAAATATCATACTTAACCATTAAATCAAATAGCAAAGCCTTGTTGGTTAGTGGATTGTATTCTTTATTCCTAACCCAAACCCCAGCCTCGCTTCGTTCCGTTGCTTGATAAATAACCTCATTATCGTAACCATTACCGCACCTTTCGCCCGGCAAGATAATATCAACACCCTCAATCGCCGCAATCTTCTTGCAAATATCAAGTTTAGTTAGTTCGGTCATTATTCGCTCCTTAAAAAAAGTTATACAATTGGTTTAGTATGTTCTCGTCGGCTGTCCGGTCAAAAACCCTGGCCAGTGCCGCAGTGACTATCCGCTTGTAAAATTCCGATCGCTCATCCGGTGACATTTTTTCATAGCTTAAAGATTGAGCGACAACCTCAAAACCTCCATCACGATTAAAGACTTGCCGATGATATCCGGCAATGATCGTTAGCTTCTTCCTGACGTAATCATATTGATACTTGTCTTTATGCGCCTCGCTATCGCCATAATAATGTTGAGTGCAGAACGAAAAGAACAGCATGATTTTACGGTGGAGTTTCCCGTTTTGTTTCAGCTTGATATCAACTTCGTATTCTTCGCCATTACCAAGTTTAGTTAGCTTTTCAACCTGCATGTCATCGGCAGGAACCATCGTCCCACCCGCGCATTTAATGAAATTAACTTTCATTTTAGCGATATTCCACAATAAGGCCAATCGGAATTGCAATCGACAATTTGAACTACTAACTCCCATTTTTGCAAATTCCAGTTATACTTAAAATGAGGCTTAGAGTTCATTTTCTTAACTGAGTTGGAAGTAATTAACAGGTTACGCTTCCACTCCGGCCAAGTTTTTACTATTTCACTACATCGCTTTAAGTTTTCTAAAAATGAATTAGTCATCTTTTACCACGCCTTTGCAATTCGGCGATCGCATTATTTAATTGATGCTCTAAGAATGCGGCTTTACCTTCCAAGCTTTCAACCATTTTAACCAGCTCACAAACTCGAACATCAAGAAGCTGGCCGCAGCATGACTGTTTAATTATTTCACTGGCTAGCATTGGCGTTACCCCTTAGTTGTTTGGCGCAAGCTCTAAGTCTTGGCTGAGTCAAAGCGTTGCCATGCTTACTGGTCACTAACTTAATAAACTCATCAACAGCATCAGCCCTAACATCAGCAAGGCATTGTTTCGGGGTTTTGTTTAGAATTTCAAAAACAACATGGTCTTCGTAATTTTCGAAGGCGGATCTTACTGACTCGATATGCGCATTCAACGCCTTAATTTCTTCTTGCTGCTTGTTGATTGTCAGATCGGGCCTCGAAGTAAAAACGCGCAGTTTTATTACCAAGTTACCGTGATTTGATTTCCAGTGTTTAACTTTCTTTATTAATTCAATATTTTCTTGTTGGAAAATTGAAATGCCACCATGCAAATTACATATGTGTTGATTGCTATCTTGGCAGCTTCAGATTGATTATTATATTCTGTCTCGCAAATATAAACGTCATTACTATCGAGTAAAAATCTCTGGTGATCACCCTGCTGCATCGGCAAATCAAACACATCACTCATTTTAACACTCATAACCTTCCCCTTTAATTTATTAGTTTTATGTGTCACTATGGCGTTTCGACTCTCTCTGTAGGTCGATGTTGATGTTGTTCATTTTGCCCCTTAGTTAAATCTAAGGGGTTTTTTTAAGTTCTAAATTTAGCGCTAAAACCCTTTCTTGTTCTCTTGATTTCTGTGTTGAAACAATAACTCTTGTATAAATCCCAAGCTTAGGAGGTTCCGTGCTTGTGGTTCCCCATCTGCCATTATTCCCCCATTTTATAGTCGTGCTATCACCCATTTTAATCCTCTCATATCCTATCGGAATAAGTTATTTTAGTGTCGTGAGCCTCAAGCCAGTTTGGTATAGCCTGGTTAAGCCAATTTCTAGCATGGTTATCTGTCGGCATTGCCTTGGTGCCCTCATGAAATCGAACATACCGGATAAGTTCGTCTATTTCGGATTTTGGCTTTAATTGCATGGATTAACAGCCGACTTAACAACTAAAACGCTTAATGTTCCAGAACTGCTTAGCTTAGCCCATCCAGAAAGGCCGAGAGCATCATTACAATAAGGAACACCTTCCCACCCTTCACTGCATTCATCTCTAATAAAACTTTCAGCGCAATAATTGCCAAAATTTCTCATTGCTGGCGTTAATTCCTGGCCTCTCGTTCTAATAATCACTTTATTCATTTTCTATTGTCTCCATACCATTTTGTGTATTTGATGAGTTCGTTGATTTTGGTGTCAGTTTTAATGCTTATGATTCGATTCTTTCTTTGGCAATATTGAAATAACTCTCATCCAATTCAATACCAATAAAATCACGATTTAAATTTTTAGCGGCCACTCCTGTAGTGCCGCTGCCCATTGTGAAATCCAAGACCGAGTCGCCTTCGTTGGTGTATGTTTTTATTAAGTATTCCATTAAAGAGACAGGCTTCTGCGTTGGATGCAAACCAACCTGAGTATTGTGTTTTTGTATTGTGCTTGGGTAACGCAAATCTTGCTCTCTGTGGTTTTTTCTGTTATCAACAAAACCATTATACGCATCGCGTTTTCCCGTATTACTACCATTAAATGCGTATTTAACGCGTTCAGCGCCAGATCCTTTTCTCGGTTCTTTTATGGGATAATAATTAACCGTACCTCCAGATTTACTAAATACCAAAACTGATTCATGTTCCTTTAAAGGTTGGTATTTTGCAGCGCCAAAATTACTGCCTCTATTCTTCTCCCAGATCCATTCATGCTTAAAACACTTTAAATTACTACCCACTAAAACACTTGTGAAGGGTTGGCTTGCTGTCATCACAATAGCGCCGTTAGGTCTAATAACCCGCTTCAGTTGCTCCCACATTGGCTCAAGTGGAATAATTGAATCCCACTTACATGCTGTTGTACCATACGGCGGATCCGTTAAAATCATATCAACTGAACTATCTGTTATTTCTTTCATTCGATCGAGACAATCACCTTGCATTAGACTGATCATTACTCTCTCCTATTGTTGAATCGTTAAGTTTTTATACTTTTAACGGTTTAATATGTTTTTATCGCTTTTACATATTATTGTAATCATTAAACCTTGGTTTAGGCTGTTAATTTTTAACTATGGCTGGCTCTATATCGCCACGAACTAATCGCAATTTATTTTCGTCAAAAACGAATATGTGTCTATTTATAATGGGGTGTTCATCGCCATGAAAATCTATAAATGATTCATTGTAAAACTCTAATTCAAACTTGAATCCACCTCTATAAAAATCAACTTCTCTAACCATCGCTTTAACGCCTACGATTAAAAAATGTCGACAACTATACCAGTCGCTACTTTTTTCGATTTTCAAATCAACAATCAATTCAACCTCGTCACCTATCTGAAAAGGGCAGCATCTTTTAAATAGTTCTTCCCGGCACTCCATTAACCCTTTAAGGTAATAATCCATTGGTCCTTTTGAAAGAATGCTCATGCCTTCTTTGATCTTATCGATTCCTTCTTTGATATTCTCAATATCCATTATTCTCTCCAATTATTTACTGTTGTTAGCGGTTTTAATCCGGCGCACTATAATTGTCTCTTCAATTATTTCCGTTGTATCCGGCCAAACCTCATAAACGGTTTTTCCGAGCACGTTAACGATACCGTAGGCAGTTGATAATTTCGGGCACGATCCGGTTTCTTTCTCTAAATTGTGTAAATGCACTTTAGTAACACCGCAAATGTCGCTCAGATCTTGTAATGTCAAACTAGCGGCTTCCCTAAACTTCTTCAGATTATTTTTCATGTTTACCTCGTAAATAACTAAACATCAAATAAGCCCGACGCCAGTGAGAATTCGTTCTACCGACTCCCAATCGATATATGGCCTCTCACCTTCCTTGCCATTTTTTAATGGCGCACCAAGCGCGGCGTCGTCGACATATATTTGAGCGTAAGCTTTCGGGGAGTGAGTCCAACTTTTTTGTTCTGGATTCTCATTTGTTCCCCATAATTTAATGTCGTTCTTCGCGAACCATTCAACGGCATCATCTAAATAATTACCTGCTTTATTTATTATCGATGGGTCGTCGCTCGTTGGATTATCAACATTAGACCTCATGGTCCATAAAATTAATTTATGGCCTTTTGCGTTGAGCTTCTTCAGCACTTTTGCTGCGCCAATATCCCGGCCAACATTTGGGAATTCGTGTGTTACGCACGTCCCGTCAAAATCAATTGCAAATATCATTTCATTTCACCCAAATTGTTAAACATCGTGCATTTGACGATTTTGTAAACGTTTTCACTATTCGCCGGGCTGTATTGCGACATTGCCGGCATGGATTTAAAATCTAACTTTGCGCAATCTGAATCTCTATTCACACATACTGCGCACATAGAGCCTTTAGGGTGGTATATGTTAGGCATTTCATTATCCAATTATTTATTGTTGTTTAATTCCATTCTCTTTCTTTTTCGCAGTCCCAGCCCAAGAAATGCTTGAATGAATCAAAGCTATCACCATACTCAAGATATCTCTGATATCTAGCTTTGCTTCGGGTCAACTTCTTGGGCTTTGGAAATGTTTCGTTTGCCACTTCGATGCCTTTCTCAGTCAATGAGTAAATTACATCATCACCACACCATGATGGCGGGTTCCTTTTTTCTGCTAACCCGATTTTTATTAGTTCTTCGAATCCCTCAGAGTCTTTATTACCAAGGCTGGTCCCGAACCAATTTCTGTTTTCGCCCGTTCCTAGTCCAATTGTGTGCCACATTAATTCATTTTGATGTTTAGTTGTTTCCATCTTATTTTCCCTTATTTTCTAAATGACGGCCAGTTGAAATCAATCCAACTGCCCTTATTTGCTCTCATTCGCCCCATTATTCGAACGCCCAAATATTTTTTGCAGCCATCTTGACCTAGATTTGTTAAAAGTCCGGTCGGTTTAAGGTGGCCAAGCCGTTTATCAATAATCTGATTTAAAGCTAGCCGCTCATTGTTGGCAGCGTCTACCCGGGTTCGGCCAAGTCCAATTTCGTCAATGATCATCAAATCAAGCTTGATCATAGCGTTATAGAATTGGTCCTCTGACATTTCAGGGTGATTGCCGTAGCACTTATTTAATCGCATCATTAGCTCTGACACAGTGATGATTAAGCAAGTTTTGTTTTTCGCCATCAGCTCGTTGCATATGGCCGCTGATAGATGGTTTTTACCGGTGCCCTCGGTGCCAGAAAAGAAAAAGCTGCGCCCTTTATTTTCATCGAAGCTTTGAATAAAGCTCCTGGCGAATCCCGCCGCCTTAGTTTGGCCAAGGTCTGGATAGTCGATTTTGTAATTATCAACAGTGCAACCCTGATGAATCCGCAAGATACCAGAGCGCCCTACAATCGATTTTGAACGGTGCGATTCGTGGTGCGCTACGAATGCTTGCGAGGTCTCCCGTTCGCCCTCAGTTCGCAACCTCTCGATGTCCTCGCGTGAATATTGGTGATTACCTCGCTTAGACATTGCCTTTATTTTGTCTAAAGTTGATTGTTCACTCATGGTATTTCATTCCCCTGCAAATCATAATTTGTTGTTGCAAATCCTGGTGGTGCCGAAAAGTCCGTTCCAATGTCGTTAATGTTTCGGTGTTTACCACTGGCAACTGTTTTTGATGCCGTTAAATAACCCTGGAATTTACCCGGGCCAAATAAAGTTTGAGGCCTGAGATATTGGGCCATCTTCGGATCACCACCCCATTGACTAAACTTAGAATCGATCACTGATTTTAAATCATCAATTGAATGGCCATCGTTTAGTCTGGCGCTAATATTTTGAATATGTGACTTGGTTGATGACTTGTATTTTGTGCCAAGCTTTAAATTCAAGTAATTAATAATTTCTATAGAGTCGGGATTTTCCGACAGAAGATCTTCTTTACTCTGTCTCTCCTCTGTCTCTCCTCTACTCTCCTCTACTGAGGGAGCGCTGCCTGTATCATTTTGCTCCGAACCTTGTAGCGACTTGCTAGCGTCATGCTCCATAACCAAAAATCCTGATTCTATAAGGGATTTAAGATTTACCTTTGACGAGCTTCCGATTTTCTTTGAAATCCAATTCACATCGAATGGCATTAGGTTTTTAGTCCGGCTTGCCAACATCCAGATGCATAATAAATGGCCTTTGGCTGCATCACCCAGGCACTCAAAATCGTAATCATCCAACAAGTGGTTATGAAGTTTTATCCACGGTGGGTTTCGATCTTTATAATGCTGAAAGTCATCCCAGTTTTTGACCTTGAAGTAATTTTTCATTAAACTATACCTGTATGGTTACTTATCCCGTTGGCGCGGGATTTTTTATGCTATGGAATAAGCGGCAAAAATAAAGAACCAAAACATTGCGCTATAAGCCATAGATAAAACCCATTGCGGACACTGCAGTTTGTGATACTTCCGCCTGAATCCTAATTTTTTATCTATCATTTCGTCTTTCCTCCCGCTCTAGCTCCTTAGTGATTAGCTGTTCTGTTATCGCGACCTGTGACTTAATTAAATCCCCGCGCTCTTTTCTGATTGTAGATATCTGCTTTAGGTCGCCTGCTGCTTTACTTGTTAATGCTATGTTTACTTTTTTCAATTTAACTCTCCGTAATGTTTGATGTAGCAATAATGCTT